GTATGCGTAAGAAGGGTCCGCTAAGAGCAGGGGCTGCAGGACATCCTAATCAGGTTGAAGGCTACACAGTGGTTGGCTTTGACCCTGCTATGGCTGGCAATGCTGCGTTTGTTGCGATGACCTATAACAGGCACGACGGAAAGATTTATGTGCTGGACTGTCTTAATATGGCAGAACCAACACCACAGAAGATTAGGCAGGCAATTGAGGAGTTTGTTCAAAGGTATAAGCCGCAGGAACTACGCGTTGAAATCAACGCCCACCAAAAAGCCTACTCCCTTGACACAGACTTACAACAGTGGTTGGCAACTTACGGCGTTCGCCTCAATGCTCACTTCACTGGAAAAAACAAATGGGACACAAACTTTGGTGTCGCTTCTATGTCCACCTTGTTCGGAACTATCAACAATGGAAAGCACCAGAAGAACAACATCATTGAACTCCCTAGCACTGAAAGTTCTGAAGGACTTAAGGCTTTAGTACAACAACTTATAACTTGGAAACCTGACACCAGAGGTAAGACCGACTGCGTGATGGCTATGTGGTTTGCAGTTTTAAGATGTCGTGAGTTTATGCAACAAAACTCTGTTGTCCAAAGGTATGCACACAATAGGTGGGCAACTAGGTCACAGGTCGCAAAAAGATACTCTGTAAATCTAGACGAAGCCATTGCCGAACAATGGCAAGAGATGTATGGATAGGAAATAGATGCTCTCAATAGAACAAATTTCAGCACGCGTAGAGAACCTACGTGAGCGTTCTTTGGACCGTGATGCACGGCAACAAGACGTGCTTGCTGTCCGTAAAGGACAAATTGCGTCTGTCTATCCTGATTTTTTTCCTGAAGGTGTAGATGCCAATGTCGTTGCAAATTTTATTGATGTTGTTGCTAGAGACCTATCTGAAGTTATGGCGCCTCTGCCTTCGGTCAACTGCTCCGCGGCGAATCAGGCTAATGACCGCGCTCGTAAATTTGCAGATACACGTACTCGCATTGCTGCTAATTATTTTGCTAACTCGGACCTCCAAGTACATATGTACACAGGAGCCGACTACTACATAACATTCGGTTTCGTCCCTTTCATTATTGAGTTGGACGAAGAAGCAGGGCTGCCGCGTATCCGTATAGAAAACCCAGTGGGCGCTTACCCAGAGTTTGACCGCTATGGACGCTGCATTGCCTTTGCAAAACGCTACTATATGGCAGCAGGAGAACTTGCTTCCCAGTTCCCTGAGTATGCAAAAATCATTCTTGGTAAAGACCTTTACAAGGGTGATATGAATTATCAACTAGAGGTTGTTCGTTACTACGATAACGAGCAATCTTTGTTGTATATACCAGAACGCAATAACCTAGTTCTATCACAGGCTAAAAACCCGCTTGGTAGAATGATGGTTGTAGTAGCACGCCGTCCATCTGTTGATGGCGAAATGCGTGGACAGTTTGATGATGTACTCGGTATTCAGTTGCTTCGCAATAGGTTCGCATTGCTTGCGATGGAAGCAGCGGAAAAATCCGTACAGTCTCCAATTGTTTTGCCTTCCGATGTTAATGAACTGGAGATGGGTGGCGATGCGGTTATCCGCACCTCTAACCCTGCTGGTGTCCGACGCGTTGACCTGAATATTCCACCTGGGGCATTTACAGAACAAGCGCTACTCCAGCAAGAACTTAGAACAGGAACTCGTTATCCAGAGGGACGAACTGGAAACATTGATGCCAGCATCATCACGGGACAAGGTGTGCAGGCACTTATGGGAGGCTTTGACACACAGGTCAAGTCTGCCCAAGCAGTCTTTGCTTCAGCGCTGCGAGATGTTATTTCTGTTTGCTTTGAGGTAGATGAGAAGTATTTTGATTACGAAAAGACTATCCGTGGTATTGATGCTGGTAGCCCATATCAGATTACATACAAGCCAGCAAAAGACATCAAGAAAGATTACTCAGCCGATGTTAGATACGGAATGTTGGCTGGGCTTAACCCTGCACAGGGTTTGATTTTTATGTTGCAAGCGCTTGGGGGCGGACTAATCTCAACAGACCTTGCTATGCGTGAGTTGCCATTTGGCATTAACGTCACACAAGAGCAAGAGAAGATTGAGATTGAGAATATGCGTAAGTCGCTAGTCCAATCTCTACAGGCATACACCCAAGCGATACCACAGATGGCAGTCCAAGGTGGCGACCCATCTATGGTGATTAAGAAAGTTGCTGATGTTATTAAGGCACGCCAGAAGGGTGTAAGTATTGAAGACGCTGTTGAAGAAGTCTTCACTCCAGAATTACCTCCTGCTGGTGCTCCTATGGTTGAGCAACCGTCCCCTGCTCCCGCTGCGCCAGCAGGAGGCGCTCCTTCATTACAAACACTTTTATCTAGCCTAACTGCAGGTGGACAAGCAAACGCAAGTGCCAGGACAGCGATACGGAGGTAGTTATGCCAAGTCAACGCAAGAAGGCTAAGGCAAAACCACAGCCAAAACGTAGAAGGACTACAAAAGAACCTGTACTAGTCAAGATAGATTTTTGGGCTATTGCAGCAAAAGAAGTTTATGATGCTTGTCTTCGTGCTGGTTTTGATGAAGGCACTGCAATGGCATTTGCTATGGATAGAACAAGTTATCCTGACTGGATAGTTGACCCTAAAGACCCTATTAAAAATCCGTTAGACGACTTTGATGAGGATGACGATTAATGGCAATTAGAGAAGAAGTCTCTGGTATTGGTTCAATGTCTAAAAGAACTGACTTAAACGTATCTGAACAGCCTGCTCGTTATATTTCTGGTATGCCATACGGAGAAGGTAAGGCTACTTATGACCAACAGACGGCAGCACCTATGGCTGGTACTGGTATGCCAATGGCTATGCCGCCAGTAACTCCAATTACCGCACCAACAGCACGTCCAGATGAACCCATTACTGCTGGTGTTGATTTCGGTCCTGGTCCAGATTCTACAGTTATTAATATTCCTAATACACAACCAACTATTTTAAATGTACTTCAATCTATTGCAGAGAATGACCCTAGTGGAGATGCAGAGTTAATATTCCTAGACCTACAAAATAGAGGGTAATAGTGGCTGAAATAACTAAAGACCCTACCGTAGCAGAATTTAATACAAATGTATTTAAAGCAGCAGTCCGTTCTGGACTAAATCCTGCTGCTGCTACAGAAATTCAGCAACTATCTTGGACACAGAAGAAAGCAAAACAACTTCTTCGTATGTCTCCAGAAAAGGCTCGTGAAGAATTTCTTAAATTAGACCCAACTGTAAAGAGCAACATTAACTATCTGTATCCAAATAATGAAGCCTTTGCTCCTGAATTAAATCCTAATCTTTTGGGCAGGATTGTCAAAGGTGCAGCAGACGTTACTATGTTTGGTCTCAAAGCATTTGGTTCTCCAATTATTGAGGGTCTTTCCCTTGCTGAGAAATACAGCAAAGCACAAGGAACTCCTTATGCTACTGGACGACAAGTGCAACAAGGCGCTGACTTTTCTAAGAAATTACTTAGCGATATGTATGACGGCAAGAACTCTTGGAACTGGCAGATTGTCGGACAGTATGAAGAAAAGTACGGCAAAGCAATAACTACTCTAGCCCGTGCTTATGCTGAGGGACGTAATACTGGTGAGGCTATTGACCTATACGGCAAGCCTGATGCTGAATTTTTAGAGGCTATTGCATTCTCTAGAGATAACCCAAAGTCATTTGAGCAAATCAAAGGTTCATTAAAACAAGATGCACAAATATCTCCAGGCAGAGACTATGCCAATAAACTTATGGCTAAAGCAGCAGACGGAGATTATTGGTCTAATGTCTTTGTAAGATTACTACAAGATAAAAGTTATGTTGGTTTGCCATTTGATACCAGCACTCCAGAGGGTAAAGCCAAGGCAGAAAAAGTATTAGGTAAGCCTTGGGCACAGATAGAGCGTGAACGCAAGTCTGCCGTATCTGGAAAAGTAGATGCTATCTACCGCGTACTTACAGACCCACTTTCTTATATTGGTATTGGTGCTCCACTTAGAGCAATAACATCAGGTGTTGCTGGTATAAAGGTTGGAGCAAAAGAAGCGTTTGAACGTTTTGGTGGTCTTAAGTCTAAGGGTCAAAAACTAGCAGACCAGTTCCTTTTTGTATCCGAACGCAAGGGTATGAAAGAAGGCTACGCTTGGCTTTTCAATGACGTTCCTGAAGTTAAAAAACTATGGGATGAGCAGTTTGGTCCAGACATTAAACGCTTTGCTGATGCTAAGACAGATACCGAAAAAGCAATGATTCTTCGTGGTATGAAGAATGATTACCCTGAATGGTATGACACAAGCATTATTCGTAAGTTTGCCAAAGAAAAAGTATTTGATGCTAGTTCTGCTCAGAAGTTTTTTACTGAAATAGATGACACATTTGCTATTCTAAATGGCAATGTTGATGGTATTTCATTTAGCAGAAACACAATTCCTTATGCTCGCCGCAGCAGATTACTAACTTCTGCCGTCTCTAAAACTGCTTATGATTTCTTTAACCGCAAAACTGCAGCACCTGAGATTGGTGCAGCCGAAGTTCAGAGACTAGATGCCTTAGATATTCTGACCAAAGTAGGTCAACGAGAAGGCGAACTAATCAATCCTGAAATCCAAGATATATTTAAAATTAATGACAGCATCAAAGGCGCTAGAGCAAAAGCCTTTGAGTTGGGCAGAGCGGCAACGCGTAGCCCTGGTCCTATCCTCTGGGGTATAGATGCAGATAAGACTGCTAACTCTATCCGCAGTACGTTATCTTTAATTCTGCCAAAAGATACAGCAGAAGCACTTACCATTACTTTGCTAGATGCTCCGCAAGATACACAGTTAACTGTTATCCGCAATGCCCAGTATGCTTATATGACAAAGTTAGGCATTGGCAAAGATGACGCATTAAATATTCTTAATAGAACCTACAATGAAACTTCGTTGGGTCTACTTAATAAAACTCCAGTAAGTCCTGAAATTGCGGCTAATATGAACAAGGCTGCTATTCAGTACGAGAATGAAGTGCCTTACCTAATTAGCAAAGGTGCTATCTTCCCGTCGCAACTTAAAGGCGGTATTGCACCACTACCATTTGATGACCTATATCAGTTATCAACTAAAGGTACATTGCAGCGTCTGGGCGATAAGAACGAGAAGTCTCGCTCACTATTGCTTATGTTCAATGGTTTAACTAGAAACTCTTTGGTTGCTAGATATAACAACTTCTGGTCTGGCTATACATTGTTCCCTCGTCTTGGTCCTCGTACCAACGTAGATGAAATGTTTATGGCTTCAGTAGTTCACCCAACAGAAATGATGCTTGGATGGGCTAAGGCTAAAGTTCAGCCAACTTTGCCAGCACAGACAGCGCTGACAGGTTCTGATGCTGCCGTAGGTATGTATAAGGGCAGTTTCTTTTGGTTTGCAAATAAACTAGGTCTTAAGTGGAAGGGTAAACCCCTAGACCCACGTAAAGTTTATAGTCCTGAAGACCGTGCTCAAATGGTACGTGATATGCAAAAGTCTATGGAAGATAAGGTTGGACACCCAGTTCCTTTGTCTGAGATTTCTTCTATGCAGATTCGGGATATGTTTGCAGCACGTATTGAAGATTTATATAAGACCAAAGATATTGAAAGTTGGGAAAACCTAAAGAAGGTAGCACGCCACTCTAATGTGTTTGGCAACTCTCTTATTGCCTCAATGGGTGCCCGTCATACTTTATCTAGTCGTATCCCTCGTGATTACCTAGACGAGCAGATTAGTGCTAACAACATTGACCTAGCCCTTGAGCAGATGGGTCTTAAGAAACTTAAAGATTACCGCAGTATTCAGGTTTCTGACCTTAAAGAAAAAGAAGTTACTACAATTATGTATGATAACTTCCCTATCGTATTTGGTTTTAATGAGCAACCAGTTGTCCCAGGACGCTATTTTACACCAGTAAGTGTCTTTTTCAGGAACAATGCGTTAAAAACTAATTCCGATTACAATGTTGCTAAGGCTGAATTGCTTGACCAAGTAGGTGTTAAGTACTACGCAGCCAACAAATATGTTGAATTAGAGAATGAAAAGATGGTTAAGGCTTTCATTTCTCCATACGGACAGACACCTTACCTACGCCAACAAGGATTATCAGATGTTGAAGTAGCAGAAACCCTTGTAGACACAATGCTTGGCGAGATGCGTATCGCTTTTCACGGCAGTGAAACTGGGTTTAACCAGAAACTTCTTGATTTAATAACTAAAAAGCACGATGAAATTATCAAGATTCAGCCTAAAGTGGGCGGAGTTCAAGCAGGAGCCTGGTCTAGAGCGGTAACCAATATTGGTTTTGATGAATTTCAAGAAGCAACCAGAGGTTATCGTCCGATTACTGGCGAAGTTAACACCCGTTTAGTTTCAATGGGTGAGGATGTTGACCTAAAGAACCTTGAATCAATTACAGAACTGCCACGTTGGTTAGAAGTTTTGACACCAGGACAGTTAATGCAGTTGATGGACCGTCAGGTTACAGGTTTTACCCGTCAACCTTTGTTGCTTGCTGCTATGGATGCTGGCTTTAGAAAGATTAAGCCCTTTGAGAAGATGATGTTTGACCGCCATAAGGCTGCTATTAAAGAAGCACAGCCACAATGGAGCGATGACCGCATTGAAGAAATTGCTAAAGACCTTTCTGAGAAGCAAGCAGTAGAGATTGTCACTAATCAGGCTGTTAATACAGTTCTTGAGTATGTAGATAACCCAAATGTGCGTTCTAACTTTGCACTATCTATCCGTCACCTAGGCAGATTCTACAGAGCGACAGAAGATTTCCACCGCCGCGTATATCGTTCATATACTAAACAGACCCTACGTTCTTTCTACAGACTCCGTGTTCTTGGTATGGGTCTTCAGAATATGGGTACTGTTTATACAGACGACAATGGTGATGACTACATTATCTTTCCAACAGATATGGTTTTGAATAGCGCAATTCAACCAGTTATGCAGCAGTTGATGGGTGATGAATCATTTAAGGTTCCTAACTCAACTAACTTTGCAATTAAGTTCCGACTAATTAACCCATCATTTGCACCTGATGCTGGTCAGCCAGCGTTTGCTGGTGCCGTTGCGGGAGTTCTTATTCAGGGAACAAAGGCACTTTTGCGAGAACTACCTTTTGTTCCGTTTAAAGATAAATGGTCACCATATGCAGAGCGAGCAGCAAACTTCCTGGACCGTTTTGCTATGGGTCATATTGGGCAGAATACAGGCTTGACTGATGCGCTAAGAAGCGCAATGCCTATGATGTTTAGCAGCGTTTTAGACTTAGCAGCACCAGCAGAAACAGCAGAAGTTCCAGTGCTAGGGAATGTTTTCAGTCGCAATAAGGCTAATCTAGTTATTCAAGGAATGGCTTACCTACAGGCGCAAGGTAATGGCTTACCTTTAAATGCTACAACAGAAGAAAAACACAACCATATTAAGAACCTAAAGATTGCGGCTAATAACATTTCGTTTATGCAGTCGTTCCTTGGCTACTTTGTAAGCCCAGGTTTCCCAACACTTAAAGAAACAGGAACAGTTCCTGACTATCTGAAAGAGGTTGGCATTGCTAGCCCAGTAGGAGATTTCTGGGATATATATGAGGGCATTAAACGCAATGACCCAGATGCTAGCATTTCTGATATTTGGGATATGGCAGTTGCTTCTTTTGTCGGTAAGAATCCAGGCAAGGTTATTTATACAGTCCCACGCAGTAGCAAAGAAATGCGAGTCTTCCTAAACAAGACAGAAAACTTAAAGAAGTGGGCGCAGGATAACGAGAAGTTTATTGATGTTTATGGCGAGACAGCCTTTATCTTTGCCCCAACAATCGGTGAATACAACTCTGATATTTATGCTTGGATGGAAGGCTCTGGCTACGTTAAGCGTACAGATATGGAGTCTTACCTAGATGCTATTCAGATAGCAGAGGATAAGCAAACTTACTTTGCTATTCGTGATGAAGAAAAGAAGCAACTAGCATCAGCGATTGACTATACTGAACGTAAACAAATTATTAACAAAGCAGAAAATAGTCGCAGACTTTTACTTCAGTCTAACCCTAAACTGTATACAGCCCTTGAATCTGGAGAAGATAGAGGCGTTCTGACAGATAGATTGAAGTCTCTTAATGATGCTATCACTAGCCCTAAAACTCCTATATCTCCACAGATTAGGTCAGTTATGCAGATTGCTGCCAAAGAAGTAGCACGTATGATTGAGTTGGATAATAATCAATTCGCTAGAAACAGTCGTAATTTCACAGACCAAAAGCGTATTCTTAAGCAAGAGATTGAGACAGTGCTTGAAGATTTATCTGGAGTCAGCCCAGAAGTTAAAGAGGCTAGTCGTTTGATATTTGTTCCATTGCTCAATGAGTATTCAAGAGATATTACCAGTGCTTCACCGAGAGGATAACCGTGGCTGAGACAGACCGTAAAGCATCTGCCGAACTTCGCAAGAAGGCAGCGCCTAAGAAAAAAGGCATTGTTAAAAAGTCAGGTGACCTATCTTCTTTGCAGAAGGCTTTTGGAATTGGTGCTGGAAAATTATCTACAACCCTTGACCAGTATGGCAGATATATTCTGGTGGAAATGAATCCAGATAGTTCTACTACAACTAAGTATATATATGTAGACCCTAATGGAACAGACTGGGAAAGACTTAACGGCACTGAGGTTATAAAAAGAATAAAAGAAACTTACAAAGACCAAGATGCCTTGCGTAAAGTTCTTTATGAAAAAGGCTTTTTAAGCAAGCAAGAATTTACAACTAAGTCAGTAAGCGCCCTTAATGGCGCTATCTTGCAGGCTGCTACTGAGTTTAGCACCGAAGTAGCAGATGCTTACACTACAGAGGGAAAGATTAAATTTCCTACCTTTAGTAGTTGGATAAGCAAGCGCGGTGCAGCAGTAGGCGAAGAAAAGCCAGACTTACCTGTACGTGATATTGACCTTATGGATAGGGACGTAGTAGAGGCTATCGTTAAAGATGTCTATACAAGAACTACCGATATGGCTATTGATGATGAGTTTCTAAAGAAAGAAACTGACCGCTATATGGAGCAGATTCAAAAAGGAACTTTAAGTACAGTTACTCAAGAAGGTAAAGAAGTTATTCGTAAAACAACAAAACCTTTTAGCGAAGCACAGGTACGAGCAGAACTACCAGGACGTATTGAAGCAGAGCGTCCTGATGCTACAAAGTATAAAAAGAATCTTGATTTTCTTGCCTTTCTTGATGGGTTAGGAGCGCCAATAGTATGAAGCCAAATACATTAATTGATGGTGGCGGAGATTCTGTTGACCCAAATGCAGATGAAGTAGCAAAGAAGGCTGCAGCAGATGCCGCGGCAAAAGCAGCGGTAGGCAAGGCGGAGGCTATAGCCCTTGGTATCACAGAAACAATTCTTGCTACATTTCCTGAACTTAAATCAATATTTGCTGACTTCTTGGCAGGCAATATTGCTAAAGCACGTTTAGATTATTTTAATTCTAATTATTTCAAAAACATAGGTGATGTTGCAAAGAGAAGGCAGACCCAGCAAAAAACTCAGCCTGGTGTTTATGCACAGGATTTTGATGCTTGGAAGCAAACATTAAAGGTTAAACTTATTAATGATGGATTTCTTTGGAATCCTGAAATTGAGGCTTTGTTAGAACCTTTGTATCTTAAAGGTGATAGTGATACTCAAATAAAAATTGCCATTCTTAACTCTGGCAAAATGGGTAAAGGTATCGGTGGTAGCGCTTTAGGTGTAGTCAATGCTTTGCGCCAAGAAGCCAATGACCAAGGTGTAAATAGAATCTTGCCAGCAAGTTATTGGGATAAAGTTGGTATAGGTATTTTGTCTGGCACTATGACAGAAGAAACTATATCGGAAGAAATTAAAGGCTTTGCTATGTCAGCCTATCCAGCCTATGCAAAGGGTATCCAAGAAGGTAGGTCATTTGCCCTACAGACTTCAGCCAGCCGTCAGTTGATTGCTAATTTACTTGAGGTAGATGTTGATACTGTAACTAATGATAACCCAGTGTTTAAGCAAATTGCTGGTTACTTAAATCCTAAAACTCAAACACCAGAGATTATGCCGTTATGGGACCAAGAAAGATTTATTAAGAGCACAGACCAATGGCTTTATACAAAGAATGCTCGTGACACATTTGACAACCTTGGGCTCAAGGTACTTCGTGATTGGGGTCTAGCGTAATGGTGATGACAAGAGGTCAATGGGAAGCGCTACAAAGAAGACTCCCACCCGAAGATAGAGAATCTTACGAAAACTATCTAAAGAGCGAAGGACTTTCTACTGCTCCAGCAACTCCGCTTGCTGCTGCAGAAGGTGGTCTTATTGCTGCTCAGTCAATGTATACACAAACAACTGGTCAGCCTGCTCCAACGGTAACAACACCTACCACTCCTCTTGGTATGAGTATTGAAAGTCAACGTTATACAGCGGCTGCAATTGCAGCAGGACTTAACCCTGCATTTGATGTTGCAGCAGTTCGTATTGGCGAAGAAAAAGATAGACCTACGCCTGCTTCTACTGTTACTCCAACCACTGTAACATCTACTGCAGCAGTAACCACTGCTGTAACTACTACTGCAACTGCAGCAGTAACTGCAGTAACAACTGCAGCAGTTAGTACGACTACAATTAATGGTAAAGAATATACTAAAGAAGAATTAGCAAAACTTCGTCAACAATGGTCTAACTTGATGAATAGATTTCCAGCAGAAGACAGGATTTCTTTTGAGGATTGGCTTTCTGGCAAAGAACCAGTTACTAAAGTAAGTACAGCAGCAGTTACAGCAGCAGTAACAGCGGTAGCAACAGCAGCGGTAACGGCAGTAAGTACCGCAGCCGTAACAGCAGTAGCGACAGCAGCAGTAACTGCAGCAGTAACTGCAGCGACTACTGTTGCAGCAACCGCAGCAGTAACGGCAGCAGCAACTGTCGCAGCAACAGCAGCCGTTACAGCAACAGTAACTGCAGCAGTAACTGCAGTATCCACGGCAGCGGTAACTGCAGTATCTACCGCAGCGGTGACAGCAGCAGTCAGTATTGTTGATAGTCAGTATCTTGGCACTGGGGCTAGTAGGGTATTAAGAACTTATTACAGCAATGGAACTTTTACGGACACTGCTGCTCCAGAACTTGTAAAGGGCGGAGCATCAGAACAAGATGCTGCTACTTTAGAATTACTTAAACAGTTGCAGGCTCAAAATGCTGCTCTTATGGCGCAGATGGCTGCAGCGCAACAACAGGCTCAAGCCGATGCTAAAGCAGCAGCCGAAGCAGCCGCTAAAGAAAAACGTGAGAGTGCTATTGCTGTTCTTACTAATAGATTTACTAGATATGGTCTGGCTAGTCTTGTACCAAAAATTAGAGAACTTGCCACTAAAGGTGCCAGCCAAGATACTATTACTTTAGAACTACAAGAAACCGACGAATATCAAGAAAGATTTAAGGCTAATAAAGACCGTATTAAAAAGGGTCTATCTGTTCTTGACCCAGGTGAGTATCTAGGACTTGAAGATAGTTATCGTCAAATTCTTAGAGCCTATGGCTTAAGACAGTTTGATACCGATGCTTATGTTAGCCAGTTTATTTCTAATGATGTGTCTACTGCTGAGTTATCTAGCCGTGTACAACTAGCAGTTCAGAGGGTAAAAAATGCTGACCCAGCAACCTTGGATATGCTAAATAAATATTACAAGATTGGTGAGACTGACCTTGTTGCCTATGCTCTTGACCCAGAGACTCAGTTCCAAAAGTTTGAGCGTCAAGTTGCAGCAGCAGAAATTGGTGCAGCAGCAGAACTACAAGGAATTAAACCTGGAGTCGCAGTTGCAGAACAACTTGCAGCACAAGGTGTTACCCAAGCAGAAGCCCGTAAAGGTTATTCAACCATTGCAGACATTCTGCCTACATCCGAAAAACTTAGCCAGATTTATGGCAATGTCCTAGAAGGTTATGGTTTAGCAGAAGCAGAACAAGAAGTATTTAATAGTTTAGCCTCTGCACAGCGTAAGAGACGCAAACTAACCGAGCGTGAAATTGCAGCCTTTAGTGGTCAGTCTGGTACTGGCAGAACTTCTTTGACGCAACAAACTGGCGGAACAATCTAGATTCCCGACGTGGACCAACCAGCCCCACGCGGTGTACAAGACTGGTAGCAAGAGCCAGCCTACTTACCCCTGAGTAGAACTGTGGCTTGCGACTAACTAACGATAGAAAGGGTGGTTGCTATGAGCAACAACTACTGGGATGACGAAGACGACGAGCAAGATGTACCTGACCATCAGTTGAGTGGTGATGACTTAGTTAAGAAACTAAGAAAAGCCAAGCGTGCTGATGAGAAGCGCATCAAAGAACTTTCTGAACAACTTGAGGATTTCCTTAAGGAAAAGAAAGAAAAGACCGTTGCAGAAGTCCTAGCAAAAAAGGGAGTAAACGCTAAGGCTGCTCGCCTTATCTTGAAAGATGTGCAAGATGCCACTGAGGAGTCTATTGACTCTTGGCTCCAGGAAAATGGAGATTTAATCGGCTATCAGCCACAGGCTCAGGAAAAGGAAACAAAGCAGAATCTTGCGGCGCTACGCCAGCAAGACATTATTACCCAAGGCGGAATTGCTCCAGATAAAGCCGTAGACCTAGAGCGACAACTAGATAATGTTGACTCTATGGATGATTTAATGAATCTTCTACGCAATTCCTAATCCGTTCATAGTCACTTGGAGGTGACGCAAACAAATGCCTAATGCATACACAGACACAGGCTCTACCTCTTTAGGTGGAACCACTGGTGGTGCAGGTCTAGTACAAAAGGCGTATGACCGTCTTCTAGAGTTTGCTCTCCGTTCAGAACCACTACTTCGTTCTGTCGCAGACAAGCGCCCTGCCCGTCAGGCTTTCCCAGGCTCAACCGTTGTTCTACAACGCTATGTTGACCTTGACCAAAAGACCTCTACTCTATCTGAAACAGTTGACCCAGATGCAGTAGCGCTCTCAACACCAACATCAGTTACCATTACTCTTAACGAGTACGGTAATGCTGTTCTTGTAACCCGTGCTCTTGAGTTGTTCTCACTTGCAGATGTAGACCCAGCAATTGCAAATATCATTGCATACAACCTTGCTGACTCTATTGATGCAGTTGTATCTACAACTCTTGTTGGCGGAACAAACGTAATCTATGGTGGTGCTCGTACTTCTACAGCAACCATCACTGCATCTGACACGATTGACTCAGCAGACATCCGTAAGGCTGTTGCTAAGTTGCGTGCCAACAAAGCCAAGGCTCGCCGTGGCTCATACTACTGGTGCGGTATCCACCCAGAAGTTTCACACGACCTCCGTGCGGAGTCAGGAAACCTCGGCTGGAACTTCGTCCATGCACAAACTCCTGGCAATGTTGACAAGATTTGGGCTGGCGAAATTGGAGATTACGAAGGCGCGTTCTTCGTTGAGTCTTCACGTATTCCATCTGCTAAGGATGGCGCAGACCAGACTGCTCTTGCTACAACCGCTGTAACCGTTGCAGGTACATCAGCAGGCTTTACCTTTGGTATTGCTTCTTCTTCAGTTGCTGCACAGCGTGCAGAAGTTGGAGATAAGGTTGCAGGAACTGGTGTTGGAACTGCTGCAAAGATTACTGCTATTTCCACATCTGGCAATACAACAACATTCACAGTTAGCGTTGCTAACTCTGCTGCTGTTGCAGTTGATGCAGTTATTACTGTAACTCCAGTAACCCGTGTATTTGATACTCTTCTCTGCGGACAGCAGGCACTTGCCGAAGCCGTCGCAGAAGAACCACACATCGTTATCGGTAACGTAACCGACAAGTTGATGCGCTTCCGCCCAATGGGTTGGTACGGCGTACTCGGCTTCGCTCGCTATCGTGAAGAAGCGTTGTATCGTATTGAAACAGGTTCTTCAATCGCTGCTAAGTAGTTGATTGACTCTGGGGGATAGGGCAACCTATCCCTTCGGGGTGAGTTAACTAGGAGGACTTATGACTCAATGGCTATTTAAAACACCGACTGTAGAAGAAGGTCCTGCTGGTCAGTCTCGGCTATTTCACTTTTACAAAATAGACCGTGGCATAACCATTGTTAGAGAACTTGATGGTGACTATGCACAGGTACGTTATCTACAAGATGAGGACTATCAGAACTATCCTGAGATTTATCAGGGTGGTTACAATCACACAGTAGATGATGCTACTAAAGCAAGATTAATCGCAGCAAATGTAGGAGTTACGGAGGCTAACTTTACAGCGCTATGAAACATTGGGAACATCATCCAGAGCCTGTGGACGGATGCTTTGGATGCAAGGGACTGTCCATCCAGATGAATGCAGGAGACGCTGATAGTCGTAGAAGTATGCCGAATAAAGCGTTTAATAAAGAATTGGATGCCTACAAAGAGGCAAGAGCCCAGGGTATCCAGCCAAATGGAACTTCTATGACGAAGATTCAAGAGGCAGTTAAGGCTAGCGAGATTATGGGTAGACCATATGATGCAGGCAAAATGCCGCCAGCCAAAACAATCAATAATAAATCAGCAGCGGTAATGAAAGAACTAGGAGTATAGATATGCCAATGGTAAGCGGAAAGAAATTCCCATATACAGCCAAGGGTAAGAAGGCAGCCAAGATGTATGCCAAGGCTGAAAAGATGGAAGAAAAAGCCACAATGATGAAGATGGCTAAAAAGAAGACTGTCAAGAAGATGGCTGCTAAGAAGAAGAAGAAATAACTATGCCAGGTAGAATTAGACCAGGTATGACCGCTGGTGAGCGGATTAAAAAAAATGAAGCAATGGATGCCAAAAAATCACAGATGGCTGAAGATTTGTTTCGTAAGATGATGGAGCAAGGCAAGGTAACTCCTGGCAATATTCGTAAGATTAAAGAACAGATTGCTAAGAAGACTGGTGCCTATCCGTTAGGAGACACTAACTAATGAAGGCAAAAAAAGGAATGGGCTTCAAAGCAGCCCAGAAATCAATTGCCAAAAAGCAGGGTATCTCCGAGGAACGTGCAGGAGCAATCCTTGCGGCTGGTGCTCGGAAAGCCTCAGCAGCAGCCAAGAAGAAGAACCCGAACCTTAAAAAGGTTAAAGGTGCTATGAAGAAGGGTAAGAAATAATGGCACGTAGAGTTGTTAGAGTTAATAGCAATCCTAATCCTAAGCCTTATGATGATAATCCTTATAAACAATTAGGACAAAATTGGCGTTGGA